CCGCGTGTTTAGCGCATCAAAGTCGGCCTTTGAAATAGTGTCGCTTGACTTGTCCTTGGACTTACCGTCTTCGCCGGTGTCGCCGTCACCATCATCGGTGTCGTCTTCATCTTCGTCTTCGATATTGTCCTTGGAGTCCTTGGAATCATTGTCGCTATCAGCTCCGCTGAAAGCAATCAGGGCGTTCCATGGGTTTTCTGTTTCTACTGTGAGCCGCTGGCTCATAACTGACCTCCGGTCGGTTGTAATTCTAATACTACAGCATTATCATGAGATTACGCCGCGCTTAGCGCGATGTAGCTATCATCATACCCAGCTTGGCGCATTAAGTCATCGATATGGGCCTGCGAGGCTGGATCGTTCATCATGCTAGTGAATGGCATTGTTTTATCAATCATAAAGCAAAGGCACTGCGGATGAGGTTTTGCCGGCACGTCGGCCGGTGCGAAGGTTGTGTCAGCGTAATCATCACACTCGTCAGCGCGCTTGTGGCTGCCGCTAAGCTTCCAAACCATGCCGGTCACCCATGGCGTGTCTCGAGCATAATCCGTTTGAGCAGCGTGAAAAGAGTTGTTTAGCTCTGTCCGGCCAAGCCGCTTCGCAGCGTAACTCACACCACCAGGCGTGTTGGGGTTAATCGACGATGACACCGCGGTCGCAAGCTCACGTGCTGAACTGCCTCGCGCAATTGCTAGGTTAACAACCCGGTCAACTCGGCCGGTCACCAGCTCACCTGACTTGTAGACGCGAGTGCTAAGTGGTACGTAGCCACGCCCTTGAAGTCTGGCAATTGAGCGTGCGATGTTCTGCTTTGCAGCAGCACGCTCACCCGCTTGCATGCCCTTCAGCAGCTGGTCAGTCATCCCGGGAACGCGCTTCAGCACCGTGTTGTTGTATGCCGCGTCGATCGCTGCGGCAGCTGTGTTTTCTCGGCCGGCAGTGATCGAGTGACCGATCTTGGCCCAGAGGTTAGCCAGCTCGCGTTTCATCTCGATCTGAGCGCTCTGAAGCTGATACCCTCGCTGAAGTGCACCAGGCCCATTCTTCTTGGCCAGCTCGCGCATGATGCGCTCTGTTTCCGCTATTGATTGCTTCAGCAAGATAACAAGCTGGCGCTCCCAACCCAACTCCTCGTTGAGAAAGAAATCAAGCGGCCTTTTTGTAGGTGTCATGGACTGTCACCTCCCCGGTCGTCACGATGATGAGCGGCAGGTTGCCCGGGTGCGCTTCCATGTCTTCATCGCTAGGCAGCGTGTTACCGCTCGGGTGTGAGTGCCAGACGGCGTTGACCGAGCCAAATATGTCGGTCGCCGAGATGACGTCTTTGACGGTCATCGCAAACGTGGTAGCCTTGTCGGCGGCGACGTTCTCCAATACAACAACCTCAGTCCCAACAATCAACCCGCAGACTTCTTCATTTGGGGCGGTGGCAGCGTATTCAAGAAGTACCCGGTGCTGGTGGGCGCTAAGCTGCATTGGAGTCACCAGCATTCAGCGCTTCGTCGGCCAGTCTAGCACCAAATGGGTCAGCCGCTTCAGCTGCTGCCATTGACGACTCAAGCACCATCGCAGCTTCGTCAGGGTCGACTTCAAAGCCGATCTTGCCGAGCATGTCAACTGCTGTCGGCAGTGAGATGAGCTTGGCAGCATAGAGCTTGATGATTTTCTCCATTTCAGCGCTCTGGTCGGTCGGCAACGGGTCACCAACAATCGACACCACCTCAAGACCCTCGACAGCGGAAACGCTTTCATAAGTCGCCATCCACATATGCAGAAGGTCATAGAACATCTGGTCATACACGCCCAGCATCTCAACCTCCTTCTCTGCGTTCTTGGCAAGCACTGGGGCGAGGTGAAGTGCGAGTGCAATACCCGACTCGGCGACGGTTACATTAACGTTTCCAACAGCAATGTCTGGCGTGCCGCTTGCACGCTGAGCTTCACTCATAATATATTTCAAGTGATCCTGCATTGCAGCGACGCTGGAGACGCCTGACACGCGCTTGAAATCGCTCTCGCTATCACCTTCGATAACTTTACCGGGGCCAATATTCCAGTTGGTTTCATTGCCATCATCATCGACCGGTGCACCGCTGGTGGTGAAGTACACACCAAGCCCATCAAGCGCGAGGCTCAGCTCTTCATCGGAGATGCCCTGGTTGATCGCAGCAAAGAGGCGCTCTAGCCCCTTCACCTCAGAAGCGCCGAAGCGTGAGCCAGGTACCCGGGCATTGGGGATGTGGTAGACGGGGATGACCGTGATGGCGGCCGGCAGTGTGGTCAGCGGCAACAGCGTCGCCACTTCTTTCAGCGCGGCATCTGGCTGGCGGTCATCCCACGCAGCGGTTTCGAAGAGCTTCGCCTCGCTAGTGATGGTGCCATCTACCTTGCGGTATGTCTGCCGGCGTGTCACCTCAGTTTCGTCATCCATGATCCAGCGATCAACGATGTGCACGCCTACCAACCGGTTGATATCGTTGGGGTCAGTAATGGGGAAGTAGCTGGCCGGGTCGATGTCGTCAATGCTGATGCGGCTGCCTTCAGGCTTATCAGGGTCAGCGTAAATGTGCCAAACAGCGTCACCACGAATCAACCCATAGCGTCGCTGTGATCCAAACTTTGCATAAAAGTTCTCGCGCTTGAATAGCTTGGTGAACGCCTGTTTGATAACCTCGCGCTGCTCTTCGACACCCTCAACGTCACCAATCAGGGTGAAATCAAAGTCTTTAGCAAGGAAGCGGTTGGTTGCTTCAATGATTGTTTTCGCGGCGGGAATGTAAAGCGGGTTAGCCTCGCTGCCTCGCTGCATCAGCTTGAATGTGTTTGGCTGGTTATCGTACATGTCTTCAAACGAGGCGTAAGCCTGAATGCGCTCGGCATCTTCGGGGCTAATCCACGCCGGCGCTGGGCTGAAGTACGGCGCCACCGTGCTGTAGGGAGTGCTCATGGTTACCTTCCGATGTCGGCCGTGCGCTGGCGCGTACGGCGAGCCTTCTTCGCGGCAGTCAGGTGACGGCCAGCAAAGTACCGACCGAGCGCCTCTGGCGTGTGGTCATCCTTCTTCATTGGTGCTTCAATCTCATTCCGCTGCTCGCTCTTCGTCTCCGGGTATCGGTAGTCGTTAAACTCTCGGATCAGGTTAATGCACGAGCGATCGAACATAATGCGCGGTTTAGGGTTGTTTGCACGCGTAGGCTTTAATGCTGAGCGTATCGCGTCGACGCGATACTTTATCTCTCCACCGGTTCCACCCATGCCCTTTACCCGTAGCCGCTGCTCCATGATTCTGGTATCACCAGGGCTAGCAGGGTCAGGGTAAAACGCCAGTAATCCAGCCGGCGCTAACCCTCGACGCTTGACCTCTTCAGCGAATTCCTCGGGGCTGAGACCTGACTGGTACACCTCACCGAGCACGTGAATGTACTCGCCGAACGGGTCCTCTTGGATGAGCAGCCACACGTTGGGGTTGGTGAACCCATAGTCTACCGCGGCGTAAGTTTTCCACTCAGGATTAAACTTGAGGTTATCAACGTGCACCTCGTCGTCAAAGTCACTAAACACGCGCCCCACAAACTCGGTGAACATCGCGCCAATCTCCTGGTTAAACATTGGCTCCGTGAGGTCCAGCATCAGCTGAACCACCTCAGGGTCAATGCTCAGTCGAGCAATCATCTCCTCACTGACTTCTACGTTTGCGTCAATCAACGCTCTCACAGCTCGCACCTGCGCGTCTGTGGCTCCCAATGGGTAAACGTGTGGATTCATCCAGGCAGGCATGCGCCAGCTCGTCCACGCTCGTTGTGCATCGTTTTGGCCGCGCATGTACGCTTCGTAGAACCAGTTTTTACCTTCAGGTGTGGAGCTCAGCAGCGACCAGCCTTGGAAGTCGTTGAGTGTTGGTCGAATGAACTTTGTCCATACACGCTCCTTGACCTTGGCAGCTTCAACCATCAGTGCGCCGTGCAGGCCTTCACCTACTAGCGTTTCAGGGTGCTTCGCGCTCTTGCCATGGACTTGGAACTTACCGCCCCACAGGCTGATGTGAAGATTGCCCTGAATGGCGTCATTGTATGTGCCTGGCCGGTCAAATGGGACGTCCAGCTTTTTCAGGTTGTCATATAGCACCCGGAATTCTTTTTCAGCGTCGGAATACTCGGGGCCAACGATCCAATACTCCATGCGCTTGCCGGTGTCGTCCAGCTCTGACTTTTTATAGTGGGCAAGGAATGCTTCAGGCAGCAACTTGTGGCCACCAACGTCTGACTTGCCAAATCGCCGACCGCAACTCATCACCTGAAAGCGGTGGTCATCGAGCAGCACTGGTCGCTGCCCTGGGTGTGGCTTGTAGTTGACAGCGCGGAAAATGTCAGCCTGTGACACAGCGACGAGACTGCTTGGTGTCATGCTAGCCACGCTCATTTTCGCCGTCCTCGCCGTCCTTGTCATCGGTGTAAGTCATGCTATCAGCTAATTGATTTTTTAACGTCTGTGCTAGCCATGAGGAAAGGCCAAGCGAGACCATTGGCGAAGAGGTCTCGCCGATCGCGTAATCTTGCTCCCAGCAGGTATTTAGCGACCCGTCACCGCGCTCTGAAATACCGGATGTTGAAAATGCTAACACCCAGTCACTTAGCAAATGCTCATGGTAAGAGCTATCAGCGTCAGCCTCAGCCTCTTCACGGTTACGCGCTTCTATGTCCGCAATGTGCGCCTTTAGTGCTGCCTCAATTGCCGCAATAGTGTCAATGCTCACGGCGTAGCCGGTTGTTTCGCGTTGAGCTCAGCAACTAGCCGATCCACATCCGCCATGGTGTAGCGCTCAACACGGCGTGCTCGGCCGGCTTTGTTATAACGCCAGCGCGAAACACCACCACCCGGCAGTTGAATGATAACATCACTTTTTGGCATCAGCAACCACCTCAGCCTGGGCAGCCGGGCAGTGGTTAGGGCATGCCACAATGCGCACCTCTTTGTCAGAACTGAGACAACGGCACTGGGCCACCAATACCCCATGTTTGCATTCTTGCCTGATATGTCCGCGCATGCTGCTCTCCTGTCTAGTCGTCGTCGTCTGTCGGTAGGTCACGCAAAATTGTACCGCTGACCAGCGACTCCCAGGGCTTGACTTCGGCAGTCAACTCCATTTTGTCCGGAACCTTACCAAGGAAACGCTGGTGCAAGTACTCGGCGGCTTTCATCTTGTCCGCATGGCTCGCTAGATCGTCGTCCAGCGTGTCGATGAACGCCTTGGTAGCGTTCAGCGCAATGTCCCGAAACTGGCTGGCCACGCGGGTCATAACCTCTCGCGTGCGCTGGTCGCTGAGCTCTCGAGGGATCAGCTTTCCTGGGGGTCCACCAAAGTGGCCGTTGCTGTCCTTGAGGCGCGCTTCCCGCAGCTCGTCATCATCGAGCTCTTCGAGCGGAATATTGCCGTTGACGACGTTCGCCCAAACGCGTTGATATACCCTTCCGGTGGAGGGGACTGTGTACTGCCGGGAGGCTATCCTGCTCGACTGTCGAGGTCTAGTATTCATGCTCATTCGCCACCCCCTTCGGGGGCTTCAGAATACATCCACGCCAGCTCTTGGGCAGGTGTGCGTAGGGCCTCTGGCGTCTCGTAGTCGACGGGGAGGCCAAACTCAGACTCTTTCTCACTCATGCGTGCATCTTACACCCACCCCAAACCTTGCGCTCAACGTTGACTCACAGCCCAGCAGAAGTAACCACCGAAGCAGTCAGAGATGACCAGGCAGCTGGCTGGGGGTGACATAGACTCAACTTGCATGATAATGTTATTTGAGTACCAAGCTGGGGCCTATCGGCCAATATGAGATTTAAGTAGTATATTTTTATCTCAATTACTACCTCGTTAGAAAAGTTTTAAAAGTAAAAATAATAAGTATTTATATACTAATTACCATAACAACCAAATAAACACCGAAAAACGTAGAAGTCTCAGCGGAGCTACTTATACGGTCCATCTATTACTAGCCACTATTACCAATCTTGGAAGGAATTGCCAATTATGAAAATCCTCCTCAAACACAAAATCGGTGAGCGTTTACCGATGGAACTCACCCCACAGGGTATCTTCAGGCGACACAGCGTTGTCAGCATGGAACCAACACCAAATGGTCTCACCCTACGAACCGAGCACGCCGTTTACCCGATGTCAGGCAATGAGCTCGTGGCGTTCCCAATGCGGTTCGTCGATGGCAAGCGCCACCAGCGGAATTGGCTTATTGAACGCGAAGCACCATACGTTTACCAGCTTGCTGTTGGTGACCTCATTGACCCACACGGCACAGTTATGCACCCGCGGCAAACAGAGCCGGGATGGGAGACGCTGGCAGACGACGAGCAGCTAGAGATTACCAAGGAATATTGGGGAGAAATGGAGCAAACGATGTCGTACCAAATCGTTAC